ATAGTCTGCCTTCTCTAGTCCTAAAAAATCTATTTTCTGGATCGTTCAGAAGCTGTTTAATTTTAGGCCAGTCATTCTTGTTCATAATATCTATGCCAAGTTCTTTTTTCCACTTTTCAATAACTACCAGTGGAATGCTGGCTACCTTACGCATGCCAACAGCATTGTCACCATTGCCATACATAGAATCTCCCGTTAGCTCTTTTTTGTTTAGCTCTAAGAGAGGCTCTACATCTTGCACACTGTGCAATATAACTTTATCTTCACCGTGATCGTATTTAAATTTTGTTTTAATAGGGTCAGTCATGTTTACTCTCTAAATGGGGGAGAGTAGTTAGCCCTCCCCCTGCTTAGATTAACCGATGTCGTATACAGCGCCAAGAGCTTTCTCGTTTTTACAAACAAGAGTATACTCAGTAATAATTGCACGCTGCTCACCATCAGACGTACTGGCAACTTCCTTCTGGAAGAACGGACGCAGATAAGCTACTCCGTAATACTCAGGGTCAAGCAACCAGACATCACGGGCGCGCTGGAGTCGGTTAGGAACAACGGCCATTTCGCCAAAGTCACTAACATAAACATCCATGCCACCAATGATGCGTTGATCAGCTGTATCGGTAAAGTTGGAAACGCCGCTGGCACCACCAACGCCAACAAAGCTAGAGAACGTCTGCTTTGCCGAGGGAGCCATCATCAAGTATTTGATGTCAGCACCTTCATCGTATGCCGAAACAATTGCTGCCTTTAGCAATGTTTCTGTAAATGCACGGGCAGAACCGTCTGAACGAGTTGCGGCACCTGCGCCTGACCCGTTAGAACCGTTCGATGCTTTAGAGATGTTCGTATTGACCCAAGTGGGCAGCGAACCAAGTTTACGAACCGTGCTATCAGCAGACATCGCAGTTTTAGCTTGGTTGACACCTACCAAAGTACGTTCCATGTCACGCTTGAGTTCTTTAGAACGCTTAGACATTTGATAGGCAAGCTCTTCATTACGGCCTGCTTTTGAGACTGCATCAAGAGTGCCAGATACCAAAGTCGTTTTGAGACTGATCTGACAAATGTTACCGACACGAGTGGTAGCTGCTGGCTCTGATGCCGTAAGCGTAGCACCTTCTTCGTTAAAGTTGTCAGCAGCTGCTGCTAGGGAGTCAGTCTGCCATTCGTGATTGACTGCAATCGCATCTGTGCGACCGCCCATAGACATGAAGGGCGTATCAGTTGGGGAAATATCGTAAATTACATTCTCCAAGTCTTCCCGCAGACCAACAGAGGAGAATGAAACATATACACCAGTTGGCTGTGCCATGTGTAGTTCCTCCTAAAAGGTTATGAGATTAAATCCAGAAAAACATTTGCGGCGTCTCTGGGATTGCCTGTTTTTGCTAATCTCTCTCGTTTAACCTGAGCGGCCTTTTTGACTCTTTGTGTTTTAGTCTGAGGCGTTCCTGATTTAACGACCTTGGGAGCAACTTTAACTTTTTTAACACCTTTAGTTGCATTGTCCTGCAACATAGCTTTGTGCAGTACCAATACAACTCTGTGGTCAGTGATGCTATCTATTTCATTAGCTGGAAAACCAAGACTAAGCGCATAGTTTCTAAGATCAGTTTTTAAAGTTGATCCAGGCTCAGAATACTCTGGTAAAGCTTTAGCTAGAAGTTCTGCCTCTTGCTGTACTTTCTGAGTTACTATTTCATTAAACTCTTGCTGAGACTGCTGCTGCACTCTGGCGCGTTCGTTATTCAGCTGAGTTACTCTGTCCTTAGCTTCTTGATACTCAAGACGCTTCTCCATGTATTCCATTGGGTCTTCGTCTTTAAGTTCTTTCCAGTCAATGTTCTCAAACCGCTGTAACTCATAATTTTGGTTTTGAGACATTTGCTCCAAAACTTGAGAATATTTTTGACGCTCGTTTTGGACTGCTTGTAGATTAGCCTCGTAAGTTTTACGTTGCTCTGCTAGAGATTGCGATTTACGTGTGTAATCCGCTTGCCGCTGGTAACCATCTCGTAACTCGTCCAGTGTAACCTCAAACTCTTCACCGTCTACTTTAACAGTGTAAGCTTGTGCGGTCTCTGTAGGAGTTTCTTCGTCAGCTACCTCGTACTCGTCTACCTCTTCAAACTCTTCGGAAACTTCTTCTTCGGCCTCGTCAAAGGCTTCAGCTTCATACTCTTCTGAGTTGTCTGAGGTAGGTTCTTCGATTGTTTGTTCCGGATTAGTGTTTTCCTCACTTCCAAACATGACATCGAACATTGTAAGTTGTGGCTGTTTGACTTCCCCTTCGGGATTGGTCTGTGCCTCACTCATTAGTTTTCTCCGTTTTCAATTTTGTCGCTGTGTATAAAAGCTTGCAGGTCTTCCTTAACGGAACTCAAAGCGTTTAACTTCATCCAGCAAAGTTCTCTTTCTTCTACAGTGTCAGCTATTGTCCATTGGGATATTAGCCTGTTACTTAAATTTTCTAGTGTTTGCTTAAACACTGGGTTTTCAAGAATTATACTAGCTTGACTAGCCTGCTCTCTTGATAAAGTTGATGGATTAGGCATAAATTTATTTTTTCTTCATCTTCTTTTTCATTATTTTTTTCTTAGGCTTCATCATATTGTTTGAGGTTTTCTTTCCGTAATGTCCAGGCATAGTATTCTCCTACCATTTTTTACATGACCAGTATCTGGCCGTTAGTTTACTAGGGGGGCTAGAATCGCAACGGTGCCTAGCCCGAAAACTTTTACGTCGTTTTGGTTGGTCTTTCTTAATAGACATATTAGGATCACCGTAGCGTATTAGGCGAACCTGATTGCCTTGCTTTGCCAATACAGCAAACTTTTTGTTTTTACCCGGAGTCCGCTTTGGTTTGTTGTATCCGGAAAATTTCTCACCTCTGTAATTTATTGCCATGTCAGGTCTTTATAATAAAGTTAATAGGTTGTACTTTAAGAACAGCCGTTCCAGAGGATGCGGTAGCTGTTTGAGACGTACCTAAAACAAACCCACTTCCCACACCTGCTGGAAAAAATGTCCTAAAATCTGGAACATTGAAGTTACTTCCCGAACCGCCAAAGGTGGTTCCTATCACTCCAAACAAAACAGAATAGGTAGAGGTAGAATAAGATGAACCATCACACAGTAAGAAATCGTTTATGCCACTAATTGTTTGAGTTGTAGGGATTGAGTTAGATGCGTACATCATAACCGTACCCGTTTCAAACCCCAATTTATTTAACTGCGCTGCTGTTGGACTAACAGCGGTGGTTCCTAAATTTGGAAACTGTGTCTGAAGGACGGTCTTTACAAGGCGAATATGATCGTCACCTTCCGATACATTATCACCAGCAGCTGGGTTAGATGCACTTAGTTGGCTAATAAAGCTGGCAGATTCTACTGTCATTTGCCTAGTCCTTAGTTTATTTTACCATTATTTTAAGCAGTTGTCAAGTTAATGTGATGTTTCTTTGGCATTAGCCGGGCTACCCTCTGCTAAAATGTAGCCAGCTTGTAAATCTGTATTAGGATCATACAGTTTTAAAATGCTCATTTGTTTTTTCCTGTGGTCCTGATAACCAGATATTACAGAATACACACTTAGCAAAATAGGAGGAAAAATGCGGCTACAATTCCCACCAAACTGTTTCGTTGTTAGAACAGTAAGATATTTCTGCAAAGTTGTAGAGTCTGCAAGAGCAACGTCCATTATGTCTTTTTCCTCACGGCACATAAAAAACACGGTCACCTTATCATTTTTACTCCAGGTGTTTCCAGCAGCTGTGTGTAAAGTCAATACGGAAAGTATTAAAGTTAAAATAAGTATTTTCATTTTATTCCTGTGAGGGTATTTCAGCCCATCCAGATGTTAAGTCAATTTGACGCAGGGCGGTCACGTCATCAGCAGCATTGATTGCTGTTAAAAGTTCTTTTTCCTTGGCGTAGGCATTTGCAACGTGAGTAGCAACAGCAGATTTTAAAGCGTCCATGTCTGTGTCAACAAACTCAGGATCAGAAATAAAAGTTGTTTTTACCGTTGACTCGTCTTCTTGCACAACGTCCTTTACAACTGTAGCAGCTGCTTTCCAACTAACTGTTCCAGTTGCCCGAGCGATAGCTGATTGTGAATCTCTATCTGTCGAGTAGTACTTGCTGTTGGCAATTACACCGCCGGTCTCTACCTCATACCGTTTTGCAGCTATCTTGTCCCGAGCTATTTGTTTTGCAGTTGCAAGATCGATGTCTTTAGCCGCGACATTAATTTTCCATACATTTCCGCTAACTGCCCCGGCCTCTGTGCCGCTACGTTGGAATGCGTCAAGCGAAGCACGAACGTATTCGACGTTACGCAATGTTCCCAACGGAGTTGTAAATGGTAATGTTGGTTGTCTATTTCCTATCAACCCCAGCATCTCTTGCAATCTTCCGTTCCAACTGCCTTGGTAAACAAGTTGACCATTAAGTTCTAGTGCGATCATTTTCTAATCTCCATTACCTTCCATATATAGGGGGTAGCGTACCATTACCGCCTAAATCTGCTATTGCTACATATAGTATTGTGTTGGTTGCATTACCACCACCACTAGTTTTCCACTTTATGCCATCTGACAATAGGTCAGCGACATTACCAACCGTCTCTGTTGTATCAGACTCTGCTTGCAAATACGCTTCGTTGGATGCAGAATTGAAACCTCGTTTATTATCAATAATGAACCAACTGCTACCCGATAAATTCCTTGCCATAAACCATGCTGGTGTAAATCCCAACGAGACGTAAGTTCCATCGCTACTATTATTTCCCTTATACTTTCCCACCTTACACACACCGGGAATGCTTCTAAAACAGTACGCAATCATGCCATTTGAACTGTTTGATTGGGCCTGAGCGCCTAGACCAATCACCGTAGACGACATGGCTGATATATCCCAGAGAGTTGCACTGCTTGCTGTGCCTTGAGTATTAGCATCGTTAATTTTTAAATGATCGAAATCACTCGTCATAAATTTATGATACACCGGCTTGTTTTGGCCCGATTCATTCCGTGCAATCGCAATTACGAACTCGGGTTCGCCGTTTAATCCATGACCGACAGTAGCACCGTGACTAGCTGTGCCTGTCCAAGACACGATTGAAAAGTGACCTGGCGTGGCGGCAGATACTGAACTTGTGATTGAACCGTTGCTATTTGATGATGCGCTGCCGCCAGCAAGCCAGTTCCACGAGATATAGTCTTCGGAAGAGGTGTTGACTTCTGCCAAGCTGCCTAAAGTGAAGCCATCTGAGCCAAAGACGCTTAGACCCTCGGCTTCCGTTGTCTCAATCGCAGTGGTGTCTGTCTCGATCTGTTTTGTTGTGCCTCGAACAACGTCGTACAGAGCGTGGCTATCACTAGCGTCACGGTTTTTAATCCAAACCCAATCGGGCTGAAACCCAACGCCCGTGACTGCTTTGCCGCCAGAGCCAATAGCAGTGCCATTCCCTGCGTATTTTACAGCGTTGAAGTGATCTATTCCTTGAAAGTCTGGTGCCGTTAAGTTTGCAGAATTAGGTGCTAAAAATCCAGATGGTACAGCATATTTAAAATTACCATGTCCATTTGCATCAGAATTTCCACCTGCTGTTTCATTACCTGAGAAGGTTGGATTATCACCAAAATTTAAAACAGAAATATCTGTACTTCTAGCAGCAGATAAAAAGAACACAAAATCTTGCGGAGTTGTTTGATAATCATGTGAAGAAGGATTTAGAGTTGTTGATGCTGTTGCCGATCCATTATTCCAAGTGCCATTTAAACCAACCCAAAATTTACCAGTCGATGGTTCATATGCATAATTTCCAATGCCGCCCACCGGAACTTTTGTGGCTGAAGTATCTGCTGCGCCTCCGCTTGGAGGTTGCTGTGAACCATTATCATAGATAACCCCTCTTACATTTGATGGATTGTTACCGCCTGCTCCTACAAAAGCACTTCCAGTATTTGCAACATCAAAATCTGTAGCTGCTAAACCAACACCAACTCTACCACCACCCGATCCACCAACTGAACCAGACTCTAAATAATGTTCCCAATAAATTTTAGGATCATCCGTTTGAATAACTTGAGTAGAAACTAAACCAAAGTATCCATGATTAGAACCACTGTAGACCATTCGATTGCTACCACTTGTCATAGTGTAGTTCGCAGCAGTATCATTATTAGGCATTCCAATATTTGAAACTTTTGGGTAAACATTACTAGGTGTATGCAATGACTGATTAGCACCGCTCATGTTATTAGCAGTAAAATCATTAGTATTATCACTAATATCATTTCCAAAATTAGAAGTATCAGCAAAATCTAAACAAAAACTATTATGATCGGCAGTAGTTGCTAGTGCAGCAATTTCACTATCTTTCTTAGGAACAAACTGTGAACCATTAGTGCCAAATGTAAATGTATCTAGAAAATCTGTAATAGCTACATCGCCGTTCTGTATAGACTTTGAATCTAAAAATACCTGTTGCGTCATGTAATCCTTAAAAAATCCACCGCCAGACCCGCCAGTTCTTGCACCAAGAGTATGTGCTACGGCAGTTCCGGGAAAATCAACGTGATTTATACTGGGATAGTCTGATTGAGCGAACGATGTTATCTCTTCGCCATTGTGAAAAATCTTAATTCTATTTGATGCGCTCGACTCTGTAGAATCGTAACTTACAAGAAAATGTTGCCAACCTACATCTCGAAAAACTTGCGTTGGACGCAGCCTAAAATCATAACTTGTACCGCCGTTATAGCTGTAAAATTCTACGTCACCACCACCGCTCTGCTGATTATAAAACTCAAGCGCAGTATATGCGTTTGATGCGCTTGTTCCTGCACACCACATACTAAAAACTGTGCCGGAAAAAATTCCGGGTGGTTGTACCCAAACAGCCCAAACGTATCGCTTGCCAGATTCACTGCCGAGGGCAGAGCTAAAGGTTTTCTCTAAATAATCGTTGCTACCATCTAACCACACTGAATTGCCAATCAGAGTTGTGTCAAACGGTGGGGGACCCGTCACAAGGTTGCTTCCCAGAAGTGGGTTCATCAACGCCATTAGGCGATCTCCAGAATTTCTAAAACTTGTGTGCCGTCGATGACGGTGCTTCTCATCAAGTGCTTTGCGGATGCAGCGTTGTTGTAGGTTCCACTTACCTTGTCATACCCGCTTGTCGTTATCGTGTAGCCGCCTGTCCCGTCATTGGTCGTTATCATTGCAATGACCGAGTTTGCAGATTGAGGAGCAAGGGTAAAGCTTCCGTTTATGGTAAGCGTTTTAAGATTTTCTTTAGCAGTGGCAATTTCAAGGGTTTGTGTACCTGTCCCACTGTTTCCAATTGCTTCAATATCGCTGCTAAATCCAGCGGTAAGATTATCGCTGACATCTGCAAAAAGCGTATCTGCATTGAAAGCAGCTACATCTGATCCAATTGCGACTCCTAGGTTAGTCCTAGCTGTTGACGCATCACTAGCGCCTGTGCCACCATGAGTAAGAGCAAGATCAGTTGTTAATCCTGTCAGGGATGTAATGTCGGAATTTGCTCCTGATGCAGCAGCGCCTAGACTGGTCCTAGCATCCCCAGCTGATGTAGCATTAGTGCCACCATTGGCTACAGGAAGAGTCCCGCTAACTGCACTTGCTAAAGGAACCTGCCCATATGATGGATCAGTTCCATCAGAGATTAAAACGCGATTAGCTGCACCAACTGCAAGCCGTTGAGTTGCAGAAGCTCCCCGGGTTATAATATCTCCCCTGGTAGTTAAGGGGTCTGCAAAACCTCCCAATGCTGACAAAGCTGCTGAAGCACTTGTAGCACCCGTTCCTCCAGATGTAATCGGAACCGTGTCCAAACTTATTGTTACAGACCCTGTAGACTGATTAACAGCCACTGGGGTAGATGCCGCAATAGTAGCTACACCTGCCAAAGCTGATGCTAGAGTTGACTTTCTGACCTTAAATGTCTCTCCAGCACTGACATCTACAATTGCTAGAACATCATCATCCGCCAAGTCAGCTTCAACTAACTCCGTAAGCTCAGTGATTTTTTTGTTCGTAGCCATTGCAAACTCCTATTAGCCTTCAAGCCAAGTAATATTAACAGTGGCAGTTCCGCTGGCAGTTATGGCAGCTATCTCATCACCTGCAACAACTGTAAAAATGCTTGAATCGCCTGCATTTAACAGTACACCAGCTGCAACCGTAGCCGTGGGGTCTGCGCCCGGACCAATTTTAACAAAAACATCTGCTGTAGCAGCAAGTCTTACTTTAGTAACTTGATCCGGACATGCTCCAGAACGGGTTGCTCCAGATGTAGTTGTAGCAGACAAGTTTTCACTTGAATTTACTCTGTAAAAATTATTCTGTCGTGCCATTTTATTTTCCTAAGCCTTAATGTTTTTATCGGAGTTCATTTCATAACCTAGCTCTATACCTTTGAGCTTTAGCTCTTCTCTCTTCAACGCCATGTCGTGTTCTAGTTCGATTCTTTCCAGTTCCATCTTAGCAGCTTTTAACTGTATCTCTTTGGCCTTTACTTCGGCTTCCAATTGAGACGCCTGAGCTTCTGTAATCATAGACTGTGCTTGAGCCTGCGCTAATTGTTCTTGTGGATTAAGCGGCATAGGCTCTGTGGGAGGTTGGCTAATAAACTTGTCTACATTTTTAATACCCATTTCGTCTGCTATTTCTACAACGAGATTGTATATATTCTGAGGCCTAACTATACCTTTGGTCTGAGTAGCCACCTTTTCAATAAGGCCAGCAAAATTGCTCATATTCTGCAATCTTACATCTTGGTCGCCGTAGCCAATACCAACCTCAATGTCTACGTCTAAGTCTTCCCGCCAACTTCCAGGATCAATTTCAAAATATTGATTGTTTAAGCGTACAATTTTTTTACGGTTTTCGTAGCGTTGGATAAGGTTATAAATTTGTTTAAATAAGTTTCTAACGCCAGTATCAGCAAATATTCTAGCAACCAGTTCCAAACGCCCTTGTGCATTGGTTAAAGCAGCTGTAACTGCTCCTGTTGTAACATGCGTTTTTAAAACATCAGCTGATAGTCCCTGTGTCTTAGGGTTGACACCTGTGCGTCCGCTTTTAATATCTTCCCAGTATTGCAACATTCTAAAACTGTCGCTACTTAACGCAGGTGTTTGTATTGGCGTTAAAGCATTAGGACTCCGGGTACGAACAATGCCGCCCGGACGATTTGTTAAAAGATCGTCAATGTTTACCTGACCCTCAACAACTTGAAATCTACCGTTGTTGGAAAGGTACATATTGTCTAGCAAATTACGAGTTAAGGTAGAGCGAATAAGTTGAATGTCTTGTACTGTTTCTGCAACGCTTAGGCCAAAAAACTTGTGCGGAATTGGAATTGGACAAATTGTAGAAAACGGAATATAATCTATTGGCTCAACGTCTAACAATTCGTTTCCAGCGTGGCAGATTTTATGCAAAACACTAATACCAGAGCCATCCATGTCTATCTTCATGTACGACTCGTATATTTGTACAATCATTTCTGAGTCGCCAGTCGCCTGATTCGGATAGACGTCCGTTGAGTCGTAGGCATGGCGTGCCATGTACTCCTGAGACGTTGTAATGTCGTCTGCACCACCAACGTAACCCGGTAGAGAATCTACAACATCTTGGTCGTATCCCATTCTCAACAAGTCGCTTTTAGACTTGTGTGAACGATGACAGATAAACCTAGCATCCTCCAGTGTCTTAGCGCCCCTGTTTATCAAAAACTCTTCTGGTGGTACGTTTTCAACGGTAACTTTGCCAGTCATTACCGACCTTGCAAAGGTAACATCGTGCGAAATCTCCTCAATTTCTACAGGTTCGCCTGTCATAGGGTCAAGGGCTTGCTTTACAACAACCGTTTCAGTATGCTCTATTTCTTCCAGTTTTTCGTCTTGTATAAGAAGATTATACTCATTTTCTGTTAAATTTTCGTATGTTTCGGTTGTTGTTTTTTCAATATCTTCCCAATAATGCTTTACCACGCCTACTTTTTGCATTAAAGCGTCTAAAAACATATTGTACAAAATCATAAAACCATCGTTTTGCTTATAGAAAACATGGTTTACATATTTTGTTGCTTGATCTGCAATATCTTCGTCTTCTGGACCCTCCGGAACAAACTTAACAACTTTGTCACCAGCTGTAAAAATACGCATCAGTGACGGCATCATCCACATTAGGGTATCTTGAACGTCTGTTACAACAACCTGAGAGCGACCATCTTCTTCGTTTCCGAAAGGCTCCCCGTAAAAGTACTCCATTGCCTTTTCACGTTGAGAACTAATTTCAGAATCCATATAGTCAGAAGAGCCGTTAATCTCCCCTTCGACCATTGCTAGGATTTCATCATCGTCTAGGTTATAAGCCATACTATGTTCTCTTTCTACCAGAGGCCGTAACAGACCACTTTACGCGCCCCGGTCCAGTTTTTTTACGGGCTTCTGATTTAGAAATCCTAGAGGCTACTCGTTTGGGTCTACAGGCTGGGTAAGGACGGTTTCCGTTTTTAGAGCGTCCGCACTTTTTGCCAGTTTTGACATCCCGCCAATCCTCAGCAAACCACTTGCCTAGACCGCCCTTAGCCACGTTTTTTTACCCTATTATCTTTGCCCGACCAAGTACCGCCCATACGTTTGTATTCTTTGGAGGCCCAAGCGTTGGCATAGGCACTGGGGTATACTTTAAACTTGGCCTTAGCTTTTGCTTTTGCCCGTGACCACTTGGCTGGATCGTTAGGCGTAGGTTTTCCTTTTGCCATTATACAATTCCTGCACTGGAGTATTTAATTTCTTGTTCAAATCCGTATTTTCTGTAATGCGTTTTGTTCTTCATTCGTTCGCCAAACCGCTCTATGGAAAGAGAAGCATACCGCATGGCACTTATAAGATCGTCTTTGATTGGCACCACTCGACCATTTTTTCGATGGTAGAGACGCATTTCTTCAAGGGTTTCAACACAAGACATAAAAATTTGCAAGCGACCAGTTTCAAAGCGTTGCAGCATGATGCTAAGGCCCGCTTCAATTGAGTTATTACCATTTAGTTTACCCTCCGTAGGTGGATTGCTAAAATGGTCAGGCAGCATGTACACACCCAAATCCCTGTACTGTTGTGCTAACTGTATGCCCGACCCTTTATCATGCTGTAACCCATCGTGGGGAAACGCTACTGGTATTCCCGGTGTTCTTGAGTTTAATACAGCTGCGTGAGTCAGCGGTGTTTCTTTGCTTCTCCGGTGTTCGTCATAGATGTAAATGACATCATCGTCTGGGTCATACGCCGCCCAAGAAATTGCAGTGGGGTGGTCAAAGCCAAAATCAATAGCGGCCAATCTTGGGTAATGATCTGGTATCTCAAAATCTTCACATACAACGTCATCCTCGGACACTGGAAATACCAATCCTGAACCAAATACTGGTATCCCCCTAGAACGCATATCCCTTTCAGCAGGACTATAGACCGCTAAAAGTTGTTCCTTTGTTTTTTCGTCCAGATGCTCTACGTCGTCCCATGTTGCCGTTATCAAGCTCTGCCCAGGTTTTAGATCGTTCAT